CGCATCCGCATCAGTAATTTCAAGATATTCTGCGGCTATTTCGTCAACAGCCGTTTCACTTACAGATTGCCCACACATGTGCGCAGCCCATCCGGCAATACACGCGGGCGTTCCACATACGTGTCTCCAATTACTCATCGTGAAACCGTTTGGTGCGTCAACGGTCGTGTGAGGCTGCTTTTCGATAAGGTCAGCCAGTTCAAGAATGCGTTCTTTGTTCATCACAACTCTCCAAACAAATCTTCTGTTTCCAAAACGTCACGCATCTTCGCATAGTAGCGAATTCCGCGTTCGTCTTCAACTACAATTCCTGTCCCGGTGTCACGAACGACGCGACCCCTAACTTTGTAAAGCGTGTTCCCGCTCCACGTTCTTACCGTTCGGTACATTTTTCAACATGCTCCTGAAAACGTCAAGTTTTGTTTCGTCTACTGGTCTCAGCAGGTCGCTGTGAACGGTATGTCCGGGAATTTCGACTAGTCCGATATACACATAACCATAGTGAATAGTAATGTCGAGAATCGTATAAACCACATCTTTTGTCAATTGTTCTTTCGAGTTTACAGATTGGCTCGTTTTTAACGCCACAACACGCTGTCCAACATATGCGTCACGCGGCCACATATCGAATCCTTTCGCACTTAACATACGTTGCGCCCGCTGCGACATTGTGCGCGAGAAGCACACGACACGTTACAGGGTCTGTTTCGGCTTGGTAGAATTGTCCACCGATGATGACTGTGAGTACGAAAATCATGATTCGGTTCCTTTCACAGTGATGGCGGCGCGAATGCGGGCGTTATAGTCGCCCTGTGCGGCCTCTTTCGCTGCCTCGATCCCGGCCGTGCCGTTCAGATCGCCGTTTCGGTGCTGCCAGCCGTGGTCGGTCGCGTGATACATCAGCCCGACCGGCGTTATTTTTGACCAGGCATCACCGTTGTCGAGCGTACGCCATTCGAGCGGCGTCACGGTCAGAACGCCGGAGAACTGGCGCAGGATCTCGGCCAACTCCTCAGAGGTGATAAGCAGGTGCTCCGGGTAGTCATCCGGCGACGTGCGACCATCCCATTCGTTGACGGATTGAACGACGCGGGCAATCTCCTGCTCCAGCTTGTCACTGTGCATCGGACGATCCTTTCGTGGTTATGGCGTCATTAGCCCAAGCCTTCGTGGTGCCGCAGTGCAGGCAAGCGGCCTCTTCGGCATTGGTCTCGCCGCTGCACACACGGCAGGCTTCAAAGGTCGGGTCGCGCGGCGTGGGCGACCGGTTGATCCAGTCCTTCCGCCACTGCGAACGCACACCGGGTTTCGCGTCCGGCTTATCGTTGCGCTCGGCGATCACCGTCATTTTAATGCTGCGAGCTTCGTAGATGTGTAGGCCGGGGTGCGCGACTTCCAGCGCCCCTTTGCCGGGGCTGAAACCGCTCGAAGAAGGCCTGCTGCCGATCTCGACCTCATGGCACCAGACGTCTTCGCCAACGAAACGAGACTTCACGTCATCGGGTAATTCCCAATAGCCGCGTTGGAAAAGGATTGTACCATCCGGGCGAACCCGGCGAACGCCGCCGAGCAAGTAGCCGTCTGGGGCTTTGATGTCGTTCTCGCGCCGGGTCATTGCTCGCCACCCCCGGTGCCATACGCTTTGAGGGCGGTCCATGCTGATGATGCGCCTCGATTCGCGAAGAATCTTGCACGCTCGAATTGGTCGTAAATGTCGGTGGTCTCGGTGACGGTCGGAACACACGAGATGCGATCGAGTTCTTGCGCTGCGGTCTTTAGGGCTTCCGTCAGCCTCTCCACCACATCCGCATTGACGAGAGCGGAGCGGGGAGGATGGGCGTAGAGCGGGCGCTCTTCCGCATCCATGAACGGCGGGACCTGTTGACCGTAGCGGCCATTTTCCCACGCGTCCCACGCGCCACCCTTGATGCGGCTTCGCCATTGCCAAGCCGCCGGCTCCGGCTCTACCGCAGGCACATCGACAAGGGCGGATCGGATGCGGGTCTCGTAGTCGGATTGGGCGGCGGCTTTGGCATCATCGGCGGTATCGAAATGCTGACGATTGTCGAAAAACCAGCCCTCTTCTCCGTCTGGCCCGATATTGGTGACGTAGGCCAGATACCCCATCCTGCCTACACCCTGCCAACCTTTTAGGTGTTGATTGCCGTAGGCTCTCCAAATTAGAGGCTTTACGGACACCTCCACCCTTACCGGCAGCGTCTGCTTCGAAAGGGCTGCGGAGAGGGCTGTGCGAAGAACATCGTCCGACTTGAACGTTTTCAATTCGTCCCGCAGCGCTTGCACCATCGCCTCCGTAATATCCCGCATCACTGCACCTCATTCCATAGAGCAATTCCGATAAAAATGACAATTGGTGCCGAAAGCACAGCAGCCGCAATAATACTAATCATTTCCGTGTCTCCTTTTCAACTGAACAATTTATCCCACATTATGCGTCTCTAGTCAACACCTCTGACCATATGTTAAAGATCGAAGCATGAATGATGAACGCATTTTGCGACCGAACGGCGAACCGGGTTTGTCGCACGTCCCGTTTAATTACGATGGTCAAATTCTCGGCACGTTGCGCGAGGATCAAATCCCGCGTTTCTTCGGTGCGCTGACCGATCCGCGTTCACTACCCGTTGCGGACTTTCCGTTCTCCACGCTTACTGCAATGCAAGACCGCGTGAGCACTGAAAAAGTTGAGGCGATTCGCAACAGTCCCGATAAGTCTGGCAAGAAGCCGCTTGTGGTCGTGCATGACGGAAAATCGTACCTCGCTGACGGCCATCACCGTGCCGTTGCTCAATGGCTTGACGGTGATGAATCGCTTAAGGCGCACTACAAGGATATTTCCCCGGTTAGTAGCCTTGTGAAGTCTGCCGATGTGCGTATTTACAAAACAAGTGATGAATTGCGTCTAGTCTTTGGGTTCGCCTCTGTGATCTCCAAAGACGGCATGGTTGTAATTGACACGCAAGCCGATACGATTGACGCAACGGAATTGCTCAAAGCAACGACTGTGTACATGGAAAAATCCCGTCACGCGAAAATGATGCATGTTGGCGGCAAAATTGGCGAAGTTGTGCATTCCTTCCCGCTCACTGAAGACATCGCAAAGTCCCTTGGCGTTACCACGGATCAGTACGGGTGGATCGTCGGGATGAAAGTGCACTCCGATGAAGTTTGGGACATGGTTAAATCTGGTCAACTGCAGTCTTTCAGTATTGGTGGCAGTGCTACTAGGGTTGTTGAGTAATCCTGTTTGGTCCACGTATAGGCATATGTTGCGTTATTTCTTTCAACCAACCTTTTTCGCAAGCCGCGTTGTAATATCTTGATGAGCCAATTTTAAAATCCAAACGTGTTTTATATTTTAATGCCTCTTTTTGACATGCGTCAAAATCTCTAAAACCCGGTTCACAATACGCACGAATGAGTATTTCGTTTAATTTGGGAAGAATTCCGCGCCTGTGAATTTGCGCGTAGACATGTGGTTTTTCATTCCTGAAACTGACTACTGTTTCATAACCTTGTGCTTCTTCAAGAAGTGACTTATTGCTCCATTTTACTTCACTTCCGCCAAATCCGCCTGTTTTGATCCTATTCACTACCCTGTAGTCTGTCATAAGACGATAGTGAGAAACATTTAATAACTCCAGTTGTGCAGCCTGAATTTTTGGCACAAAAGGACTGATTTGGCTCAGTTTTAAATCCTTGCCGAAGATTTCGACCATTTTCGGATTACTACGATGACCGCGAGTTCGCTTCACCAAATTGAAAGTTAATCCAATATAGATAATCTTTCTGGAATGATCAGCTATTTCATATACGCATCTTAACTCGCGACTACCTACCGTGACCATATGTGAGCAAATTTCATCTACCCACCCTCTTCGCCAAGCGTACAGATAAACACCTTTACTATTGCGCTGAAATTTTGCGCGAGTGTCGTAGATCAGTGCAACCTTGTGGCAATCCTCTTTGGTCCTGCTAATTCTGCCCAACTTGGCAACACCCCTGTTAGTATGTTAAACATCGAACCATGACACATCTTTACGAAAAGGTCAACTCCATTTATGGCTAAAAAAGTCACAAAACTCGTGGACCTGAACCTTTCTGAGTTGTCGCTAGTCACGCGCGGCGCGAACCAACACGCCAATATTTCCATTTTTAAAGGCGAGCACGTCGAGTTCGCAAAATATCTCAGCACCGATGACGGCGCGAAGTCTTTTGCCGATTTCATGGCTGATACTAATTCGCGCGAGCGCGTAGACCGAATCAGTTGCGACCTTTGGCCGATTGTGTCGGCTCTTAGGGAAAGTCTCACCTCCATCATGGCGGATGTGACTATCAGTGAAGAACAAAAACAAGAAAAAATAGAAACCAGTGTTGCACAGTTTGCAACCACTATTCAACACCCTTCTGAAAATGCTAGTGTCACCAATGAACTATTGAAACTATTCGAACAACAGGAAAGTAACCACATGAGCGAAGAGCTTGTAAAGAAGGCAGAAGGGCTTGAAGCTCAGGTTGCCGAACTGGTCAAGAAGCTTGCCGAGTCTGATATTGTCGCAAAGATGTCTGACGACGAGAAGAAGTATCTTGCGTCTCTCAACGACGATGCCAAGGCTGACGAATTCCGTGCAGCCGCTTCGGCGGATCGCGCGAAGCTTATGCGCAAGCATAACGAGTCGGACGAGGTGTTCAAGTCTGCCGAAGGTCACGAAATTCGCAAGTCTGCCGTTGGCGAAGGCGTATTTTCCATCCTGAAAGCACAGGAAGACGCGATCAAGGCGACTCGTGCTGAGATGGTCAAGGCCGCTGCACACGCTCAGACCGTAGAATTTACGAAGACTGCCGAAACGGACTATGCAAACCTTCCGGGCGAAACGGTCGCTAAGGTTGCCGTCCTCAAAGGCATGCATCAGATGGACGACGTTGCAAAAGCTGCACTTGAGCAGATGCTTAAGGCTGGCAATGCGGCACTCGCCAAGGGTTTCCAGTCTTTCGGTGTTCAGGGCGGCAAGCCTTCCGACATCGCCAAGTCTACCAAACTCGCGATGGAAATCAAGAAACGAATGGACGCTGACGTAAACCTGACCAAGGCTCAGGCCGAAGTCAATACACTTTCCGCCCATCCTGAGCTTTACGAGGGTTAATGCACATGAGCTACTTTGAAGAAAGCGTAGAGATCGTTTCGGTTGTCGGTGCGGTTGAAATTACGTCCACGACTTGCAGCCGATTCGTCACGCTCAACACGGACGGTGAATTCGTTCTTGGTGCAGCTAACAGTCGCCCATTTGGTGTTATCACCACGTCGCAGCCTGTCAAGGCGGCTGGTCGTGTCGCTTTTGCTGGTACGGTCCCGGTTGAAGCTGGTGGCACTATTGCGGTTGGTGCACAGGTTGCATCCGGCGCAAACGGTGTTGCTGTGACGGCTACCGGTACTGGTGCGGTTCCAATCGGTATTGCTCGCACGGCTGGCGCGTCGGGCGGTGTGGTAGCCGTTCAACTTCGTCTCCCCGGCCTTGCGGCTCTGACTTAATAGAGGATAACGTTAAATGAGTGAAGTAATTACCAAGGCTCCCGGCGTTATTCTTTCGCCCGGTGATGTCCACATCAACGGTGCACTGACGAACGTTTCGCTTGCTTACATGCAGAGCGCGACGAACTTTATTGCCTCGCAGGTGTTTCCGGTTGTCCCGGTTCAGAAGCAGTCCGACCTAATCTGGAACTTTGAGCCGGAACAGTTCAACCGTAACCTGATGCGTAAGCGTGCACCTTCCACGGAAGCCGCGATTGCAGGTATGCAGGCAAGTACCGTTCCGTATTACGCGCATGTGTGGGCTCTCGGTTCGGATATTTCGGACCAGACTCGTTCGAACGCTGACGGGGCTTGGAACCTTGACCGCCAGTACACCGAGTTCCTGACCAACTCCGCGCTTATCTCGCGCGAACAGAACTTCATCAACACCTTCCTTACGACTGGTGTTTGGGGTACGGACTGGACGGGCGTTGCGGCAACTCCGGGTGCTAATCAGTTCCTTCAGTGGGATAATCCGGCATCCACGCCGATTGAGGATATCCGTTCGGCTGCTCGACTCATCCAGCGCCGCACCGGTTTCCGTCCGAACAAGTTTGTTCTTGGTCGCAAGACCTTTGACATTCTTGTCGATCACCCGGATATCGTTGACCGCGTTAAGTACGGTCAGACGCCGAACGGTGCAGCACTCGTCAACATGCAGGCACTTTCGGCACTGTTCGAAACTGACCGCGTGATTGTCGCTAACGCTGTTGAAAACGTTGGTGGCGTTACGGACTTCGTGTTTGATAACGGTGCACTGCTTGTGTACAGCCCGGACAACGCCGCTCCGCAGATGCCCGCCGCTGGTCTCACCTACTCGTGGACCGGTTATACCGGCGCAAACGGTGTGGGTGGTCGTATCTTCAAGTTCCGCATGGATCACCTCCGTTCGGATCGTCTTGAAATCGAACTGGCATACGACCAGCGCGTCACGGGCGAAACGCTCGGTCTGTTCTTCAACAACGCGGTTGTTGCGGACACTTAACATAACACAGCGCGACGGGTTTAACATCCGTCGCGCTTAATTCTTCAGGAGTGTGTGAGACATGGTTAAGTCTAATCTTTGGTACAAGAAGTTTAACGCCGATGACGACTTCGTGTGGCGTCGTACTGGCGAACCTGTGTCCAAGGAAGAGTTCACGCCTCGTCGCATCAGACAGTTTTACGATGGTCGTTACATCGTTGAATCCAACACATGGTCCCAATTCGTCGGCGTGTCGTCTCCCGCGTCCGACGATAGCGGGCGGGTTGTAGACTCTGCTCCGGTTTCCCCGCCCGCAACCTCTGATCCGCGCGACGAGCTTCGCGCACAGCTTGATTCGCTTGGTGTCGAGTATGACAACCGTTGGGGCGAAAAGAAGCTCACAGAAGCGCTTGAAGAGGCTACCAAGCCTATTACGTTGCCGGGTGTGAACGATGGCGCTACTTGATGGTGATCTAAGAGCCGCAATTGCTCGTGGCTTTGCAGGACTCCTCCTGCCCGGTGTGGTCACACGCACCGTTCCGGGCGGTGGACTTGACGAACATGGTGACCCTATCGCTAACACTACTGTCACTTACGCTTGCCAAGGGTTTGTTGAGACGTTCAGTGCGTTCTATCGCGCTCAGGCTGGTATTCCTGATACGGACGTTAAAATCACCCTCATTGGTGGATTGACCGGTACGCGACCACAGAAGGACGACCGCGTAACGTTGCGTGGAACAGTTTATCAAATTCGACGTATTGTCAACATTGATCCGGCTGAAGCATCTTACGAATTGCAGGGCTATCAACCTTGAAGCGACTTGGTGATTTTTCCCGATGGTTGAACCGCTTGGTAGGCGGAATGGACGGACAGTCACTTTGCGGTCGGATCGCAGCACGACACGGACATGATTGTTGGTTTTGCCGCATGATCGGATTTGTATTGCGCGATAAAGATCACTGTTGGTCTGAACGATTGAAGGATTTGAAACACCGTGGCACTTGAATGGAATGGGCCTGCTGTCATTGCTGCGTTGCAGAAAGCAGCGTTCAGAGGTGTTGTGCGAGGTACTGAGTCCGTCAAGACGCGTATGGTTGAGCGTATTCTACAGCCGCCAAAGACTGGTCGCGTCTACAAGCGTAACACTGTATCGCACCAAGCGTCCGCACCGGGTGAATCGCCCGCATCGGATACGGGACGGCTCGCACAGTCCGTAACGACCACGTACGATATTCCGAATATCACCGGCTATGTGAACGTCTCGACGGAATACGCTGAGGGTCTCGAATTCGGCACACCACGAGTTGCTCCACGCCCCTACGCACGTGTATCGCTTGCTGAGAAGACAGAAGAGATTAGAGCGGATATTGCCGCTGAAATTGCAGGGGCGTTGCGATGACTGACATTTCTCCGGCGATGCGTTCCGCCATTCTTGGCAATACTTACATTACGTCACGTCTCAGCACATGGCAAGGTTCGCCCGCTGTGTTGACCCGTCTGCCGGTTCCTGAAGGTGTGACGTTTCCTTGCATTGTTATCCCGTTCAATAGCGTTACAAGCAATCAAGACGCACTTGTCAACAAGCGTACGGTTATCATACGTGATATCATGGTTTACGGTAACATTGCCGCAGCCGGAACGCCGGAAGACCAGACAAGACGTGTTGATGAAATGGCTTTCGAGTTGCGGCGCTTGTTCCATCGAAATAAGCGCGCCCTAGTCAACACCTCTTATCACGTGATAGATATTGTTGCAAATGGACCTATCCCGGCTCCGGTTGACGATAACGAAACAACCGGTCGAATGGTCACACTAACAGTGAGGATTGAAGATGGCAGTTAATACAGCAGCCGGTTCTACTTTTTCGATTGGTCCGCAGGCTACATATGCTTCGACCGTCGATTGGTCTGACGTTACGGCGGATATTATTGATGCGTTTGAAGCGCTGGTATGGACCGAAGTTGGCGAGGTCGAAGACCTTGGTGAGTTTGGCGACGAAGCGTCAGAAATCACATTTACCGCACTTGCAAACCGACGCACTCGTAAATTCAAGGGTACGTTCAACGCTGGCACGGTGACGGTACAGGCTGGTTCTGATCCGGCTGACGCTGGTCAGCTTGCAATGATTTCGGCGTTTAACAGCGATCTTGATTTCCCGTTCCGCGTGGTGCTGAATGACCAGATTACGCTTGCTGGTACACCTACCACGCTTTATTTCGGCGGCAAGGTGATGTCGAAGCGTCGTAACGTCGGTAACGTGGAAAACGTTGTTCGCCAGTCTTACCCGGTCGGCATCAATACACCTATCGTGGAATCTGCCGCGACGTAAAATTTTAACTCAGGAGCAAACATGTCTAACGAAGTAACATTTGAACTAGGTGGCGAAGAAGTCACACTCAAGCCGACTTTCTATGCCGCGTCTCGAATCCCAAAGCATTTTGGCGGTTACATGCCCGCCATTGATGCAATCTCCAAACTCGATCCGAATGCAATGCAGGTTGTGATTGCTCACGGTTTGCAGCTCACACAGATCGGTCAAAAGGGTCTTGACGAAAAGATTTATGCGGCTGGTTATCCTAAAGTTGCCGCACCGTGCATTGAATTCCTGACCATTCTTATGAATGGCGGCAAGCGTGCCACGGAGGAAGCGACAGGCACAGAGGGGGAAGCCTAACACATGACGAGTACCTTGAACGGTTAGCCGAATGGGGTATGGGGTGGATGGGTTGGACCGAAGAGGAACTTAACGCCACCACCCTTACCGCCATTGAAACGGCGTATCGTGGGAAAGTCAAGATGCTTCAGGCTGTGTACGGTGACGGCAAAAAAGAAAAACCAAAACTGACACCTAGTCAAATACGCGAAGGGCTGATGGATCGAAATGGAAGTAGGTAGCCTTAGCGTTCCGGTCAGTGCTGATCTTGGGCCGATTACAAAGGACTTGGAAAGGCTCAAAAAGCAGCTTGACGCGGTAGGTGGTCAAGCGTCATTTGGTGAACTTGATCGTCAAATTAACCGGTCGCGTCAATCTTCCAATAGCCTTCTTGCATCGCTCAAGCCTCTAGCCGTTGCACTCGCTGGTGTGTTTAGCGTTACGGCGCTTGTCAATTTCACCAACACTTGGACGGACCTGACATCACGTGTCAACCTTGCCGCTGGTTCGATTGAACGCGGTTCGGCTGTTATGGATCAGCTTCAGGTCGTCGCGCGTCGTACGTATTCGTCGCTTGAACAGACCGTCGAGTCGTACATCCGTAACGCTAAAACGTTGCGTGACCTTGGTAAATCCACTCAACAGACGCTTGATTACACAGAGGCGCTTAACAACGCTCTTGTGGTATCCGGTGCACGTGCTGAACGTGCTGCGAGCGTACAAGATGCGCTCGGTAAAGCTATGGCCGCTGGAAAACTCAGCGGGGACAATCTCAACACGGTAATCGAAAGCGGCGGTCGTGTCGCGGAACTTCTCGCTGAAAAACTCAACACGACTGTTGCGGGTCTGAGAAAAGTAGGAGCGCAAGGCAAGATCACGGGCGACGTGATTGACAGCGCATTGGTCGGCAATCTTGAAAAGCTTCGTGAAGAAGCCGAATCAATGCCTGCAACGATTGGTGACGCGTTTCAGCTTATTGGTAACGCACTCCTTCAGACGGTTGGTGTGTTCGACACAGCTAACGAAATCTCCGGCACGTTTGCTACAAACCTGATCGCCGTTGCGGACGGTATTAGCAGTTTTGGTACGGTTCTTAGCGACAACACAACTCGAATCAGCGCGTATGCTATCGCTATTGGTGGATTGACGGCAGGTTGGTACGCTTACACGGCTGCTGTGGCTCTTGCGACCGCTGGAATGGTTGCGTTCCGTACAGCACTCCTATTGACCGGTATTGGTGCTGTCGTCATTCTGGTTGGTGAGCTTATCAACAAATTCCTCACACTGGCGGAACGCACTGGTGGTGTGGGTAATGCTTTCCGTGCGCTTGGTGACGTTGCTGCGGATGTTTGGAGCGGTATTGTCACGTCCGCTGGTGCTATCCCTGTCGGACTGGAAGCGGTTTGGGCAGATGTTCGGGCTAACTTCATTCTTCTGGTTCAAGACCTTGGCAACGAATGGAATAAATTTCTTGCTGTATTTGAACAGCCTGCATTAACTCTCACGGCTGGTGGCAGCACGTTCGAATTGATCGGCGGTCTTGACCTTTCCGGCTTCAAGGCTCAGACGGATCAAGCAACTGCGTCGGCGGCTAAGTTTCGTGGTGAAGCGGCATCCTTGCGTGACGAAGCGTCAAAGCTCGCATCGGAAGGTTTTGACAAGGCTACTAGCTCTCTCACTCGCTTGAACCAGTTGGTAAACGGTAATGAGAGTCAGGGCGGGAGATCACGTTATACACCCGGTGTCGATTTGTCGAACGACGCAGGTCCGAACCGTTCGACGCCTGATGGCGGTAGCGGCAAGCTTTCCAAAGCGCAACGAGAAGCTGAACGCCTTAAAAAAGTGTATCAAGACTTACTCAGCGAATCGCAAGCATTCGTAGCACAACAGGCGATTGAAGCACAGACTATCGGTATGACGGAGTTGGAAGCCGGGAAACTCCGTGCAGAATTCGACTTGCTGAATCAGGCGAAAAAAGCCGGAATCAAACTGACCGCTGAACAAACTACCGAACTGACGAACCTCGCACACCAGATGGCGGAAGCGGAATATCAGACAAACAAGCTTCGGGAATCTTACGAGTTTTCGAAAGAGACGTTCAAGGGTTTCTTTACTGACTTGCGTCAGTCGCTCCAGAACGGCGCGTCCCTGTGGGAAGCGTTCGGCAACGCAGCGGCTAACGCGCTACAGAAGATTGCCGATAAGGCGCTTGATATGGCGCTGAACGGAATCTTTGACGCCATTTTCGGCGCGTTTGGTGGCGGTGGTCAAATCGGCAAGGTGCTTGGCGGTAGCGTCGGACTTTTCGCAAACGGAACGTCTTTTGCGCCCGGTGGTTTTGCGGTAGTTGGTGAACACGGTCCAGAATTTGTCAAGCTTGCTGGTGGCGAACAGATCATATCGAACAACCGTGTCATGGCTCCAGCGCAAGCGTCGTTTGGTGGCGGCATGTCTCAGCAGACAGGACCGATTCAAATTGACCTGAGACTTACGGACGATCTTCGCGCAACGGTGCGTGATGAGGCGGCAGGCGTTGTTGAAGTCGCCATCAGTGATTACGATTCCAACCAGCTTCCGAAGAGCGTGCAGCGGGTCAGCGAACACCCAAGGATGCGATAAATGCTGTTAATTAATGACTATCTTGATATATCGTCCATGCGGGTGATGCCGCAACGTAACGAGCAAATCGAAGGCATCGGCAGCGGTCAAATCTTGCGCGCGGAACTCACGGAACCGTTGTGGCGTGTGGAGATTGAGACGCCTATCACGGAGTTTCAGACCGGTCGTCGCATTCGTGCAGTCCTTAACGACATGGACCGTCCGCAAAGCTATTTCCGGGTATACGACCCGATTTCACAATTCGCAGCGAATGATCCGAACGGAACAATTCTTACATCCGTCACACTCGGTTCACGAAGCGGCAATCAGGTGTCGTTTGCGGGAAAACCCGGTGGCTTTGCGTGGACACCCGGCGATGCGTTCCATGTGATCCAAGGTGGACGACATTACTATTTTGAAATCTCTCAGGCGGGAACCGGTCTGGTAAGAACTACCCCGACAGTGCCTGCATCTATCCCGCTCGCAACACCTTGTGTCTTTATTCGGCCACAAATTCGTGTGCAATTCGTTCCGGGCGAATTAAATCATGGAATGAGCGATTCGTCAATATGGAAAATGACGAATTTTCAATTTAGAGCGATTCAAAAACTATGAGAAGTGTACCAACTAACACTCTAGCGGTTCTACAAAACGCACCACGTGACGGCATCAAGGTTCGCGACTTTGTGTGGATTGAGAATGTCGGCGGAACTGAGGCGTGGGGATTCTATAGCGGTATTGACCCTGCAATCAGTCTTCCGGTCATTTCCCCACTTACCGGGACGACACAGGAGCGGACGTATTACGGTGCCGGTACGCTTCAGTCGGTGAGTGATATCACGCTCACGACAGGGCTTGACGTGTATCGCGTGACTGTGACGCTGAGTAACATCAATGCAACGGTTGTGAACGCTATCCGGGGCAACAACGTTCGTAACGCCCGTGTCGAAATTCACAGGGGCATTATCAACCCTCTCACAGACCAGCTTGCCGACCCTCCGATTGCTCACTTTGTCGGAACGATAAACCAGACGAATCCGAAAACTCCGGCTATCGGTGGAGCCGGTGGCATTGAAGTGATTTGTACGTCAATCACCAATGAGTTGACACGAAGCAACCCGTCATTGTTTTCCGACGCGACAATCAGAAGGCGGGGCGGTGACAGGTTTTGTCGATATATGGAAGTCATGGCAGACGTTAAATTGCCGTGGGGTGCGGACCCGCAAACGGTTTCCAAGCCTCCTAAGCGTAAGAAATTCTTGGGGTTGTTCTAATGACACGTCGTCCAGACTGGTACACTCGTTATGTCGATTTCATCGAAGAGATGCGTCAAACACCCTTCGAATGGGGAGTGAATGATTGCGGTCCTGCGTGGGCCGGTCGCGTGGTCGAAGTCATCACAGATCGGGAAAACCCTGTTGCAGACGCAATCGGTCGTTACAAGTCGGCACGCGGCGGGGTACGTCTCATGCGTAAGATGGGTTACACTGACCTGAGAGAAGCCGCAAGTGACATGCTTGGTCAGCCTTATCAACACCCGTCGCGGGGTGTTATAGGTGATATAGCATTGATTAAAACGCCTGACGGCGGTTTCGGATATTCCTTCGGAATCGTAAATGGTGAGCGAGTGTTTTTCCGTCGCGAAGACGGAATCGGCACTGTTGATTTATTGGAAACGGAATGCGTATTCAATCTCTGATTTGGTTTTTTGTCGCGGTACTGTGTGCAACCCCTTCGCACGCTGCACCGATTGCGGCAGCGATTGCAGCGTTTGCTTCCACCACAATCGGCGGAATTATCGTCAATGCTGCAATCGGTATTGCACTCAGTATCGGTTCGTCCCTTCTTCAGAGTCTCTTTTCCCGCAAGCAACAGGGGCGTGACCCCGGAACAACGCTGCAACTTCGTGTCGGTGGCGCTAACCCGCTCATTTTTCCGCTTGGACGATGCGCGACGGCTGGTATCAGAACCTACACGAACGTATGGACCGAAACGAACAACACACCTAACGAATACATCGTTGATGTTCTGGTTGTGTCAGCGCTCCCGCTTCCGGGTGCAACTCTTCGATTCTGGATGAACGACCAGCTTGTCACTCTCAACACATCCGGTACTAAGACCGAAATGGGTTGGCCGGTTGTTGAATACCGTAAGAACGGTAGGGACTTCGCGTGGATTGATTTCCATGACGGCACACAAACGACGGTAAACACGTATCTGTCAGGTCGGTTTGGTCCTCATCCTACGTATCCTTGGGAATCCGACATGATTGGTCGGGGTGTCGCATACGTGACTCTGACTGCACGTTACGATAAGGACGGTCTGTGGTCAAGCGGATATCCGTCATTCCTTATAGAAACTACGTCAATTCCGCTTTATGACCCGCGTCTTGATAGCACAAACGGCGGTTCTGGTCCGATGCGGTGGGGTAACGTCGCAACTTACGCTCCGTCGAACAACGCAATGGTTCGCGCATATAACGTCGCCCGTGGGTTCTATTACAATAACGAATGGGTTTACGGCGGTCAGAATTGGCCCGCTCTACGCTTACCCTCGTCGTCATGGATTGCGGCAATGAACGCCTGCGATATGACCGTAGGGAGTGAGCCACAGTTTCACGGTGGCGGCATGGTTGAGTGTGATATTGAAATCGCCGCAACCATTGAAGAACTATTGCGTTCGGCTAGTGCTCTTATTGCGGAAATCGGTGGATCGTACAAAGTCCGTGTCGGTGCTCCGGGTGCTCCTGTCATGGGGTTCACTGACGCTAACGTGGTCGTCACACGTGAACAAGGCTTTTCACCGTTTCCCGGTCTGGAAAGCACGTTCAATATTGCTCGCATCAGTTACA